ATTACTCTAGATCCGTCGTTCGAGGACTTCAACGGGCGTACCACAAGTGGATTACCCGGAGAGGCCCTGAGCACAGGATGCACAACACAACAGCTTTCCCCAAGCACGATGAAATCCGCCTTGGTCGCGGCTGTTTGGCGTGGGACTCCGGTCTTGCCATTGCCGATGATACCAAGGTCAGAGTTGGCTCTACGTCGGACCGCTCTTACATATCTGGATTACCGGACATCGACGCAGGCTTTTCAGACGTTAGTTTTGACTGCACGCCCGACGTTCCTCACTATACCAAGCTGTTTTGGTCTGGAGGAATCTGCGACGATCAGCAAACAACTGACTTTAAATCGTTACAGCCCGCTTCATCAGCAAAACCCCTCGCATCTGGAGCTTTTAAACCGCGTGTCATTAACGCAGCGGAAGCTGTTGAGAAGGCAGTCCTTGGCCCTACCACACGCTCCTTCTCTGATGACTGCAAGAGTCGTTATGACTCCATCGGGTTTACTAACAAAACTTTTTCCCCAGTTGCATTTCAAGCCCAACAGTCCATCCCGGTGGATTCAGGTAGTGATGACTCCGGAAAGTACTTCTGCGAAAACGCAGCTAACACCGCAGCTCCTGGCGTATTACCCCCTCAAAGCCTTCCGACAATATGGCCTGCAACTATGTACGAGGTGGGCTATGCCGCGGAAGACGTCGGTCGCTGTGTCACTTTTTGTGAGAAGACGGTCGGTGCCAACTATCGCTTCACCTGCGACCTCACAAATTGTGACCGGTCCCATTCAGGTTGCAACGATCCCACGCCAGCCACCTATGGTTCCCTCAACTTCGTTTACGACCTCTACGTTGATCGAGGCGCTAGCTTGGACGTATTACGAATGCTACAGAGACAATTGTTACCTATGCGTACCCGCACCCGTTTTGGATTCGAAACTATATGCTCGCCTCGACTTGCCACAGGTATGCCCAACACCACTTTTACAAATACGATGGTCAATGCTGCTTGTTTTACCGTCGGCTGTATGTTGGGAGGCTTACTTCCAGGCGAATTCTCCTGGGCAGCGTTCCACGGCGATGACAACATTGCTTACGCCCACCCACGACTTCACCCGAGCATTGCTGAAAGTTTTCGAGCGGGCGGTTTCATCCCAAAACCCGAGAGTGGAGGAGAGTTGTGCTACGTTACTTACTGTAGTAACGCATTTTGGCCTACCATTCTCGACGGAGCAGTTGGATTTGTCCCAGCGCCTACTCTCAAATGCTGGCTCAAGGACTACATCACCACCAGCGACCGGAATACGGAAAACGCAATGCGTCAACACAGAGCTGGAGTCGCCAAAGGTCTCATCCACGCTGTATCATGCGTTCCCATCTTGGGGCGCGCTACTCAGACCATTATCGACTCTACTGCCAAGGTCCACGGCAAAATTGTCGACGAACTCATCAACTTGCAACATGTCAAATGGATGCGCGGGGGAGACAACCCCATCATCGCCCAAGCCTACAGCTTCATGGCTCAAAGGTACGGCGTCAGTCTCTCAATTATCCACCACGTTGAGGGACTGGTATCAACTATGGATCAAGTAGGCATTTACTATGATCCATTGATGACTTTGCTTGTCCAAGCTGTCTTAGCCCGTGAGGGGTAAGACTTCTGCATTGAACGGTTAGACCGTTCCTATGTTTCCTAGCTAAGAAGCAGACGTGGGGCAGCATTAGAGTGGAATCCACGTTAAATA